TCCATGATGAATCAAATGGGTCAGCTATCTAAAGCGCCTATGATGGACCCTGAAAAGAACCCAGCTGTTCTTGAAGCCCTACAAAATCAAGTTGATGGAATCCAACAATCAAGCCAGCCCCCAGCCCAAGGCTGAGGCACCCGCAGCGACTCCTACTAGTCTTTCTACTGCGAAGAAATCCGCTGGCAAGCCCAGTGTTAAATCCAACAAGATCAAGCCTCAACCCAAGAAAAAGGTAGTCACTCCTGGTCTTGGCAAGGTTTCTCTTGTTACTCACTAAACCACTTACTTACCGCTAACCTCTTATGGCTGAAATCACTTTTGACGGAAATGACCCCGCAGTAACCGAAGCCCGTCAGGCAGAGGAAGCGAGGCTAACCGAGCTTGGTGATAAGCTGATTGCCGATGAGCAAGAACGCAATCGTGCTAAATATGAACAAGCTCGTAAAGACGAAGAAGCAGAACTTAGGTATGCCGGTAAATTCAAGTCCGCTGAAGACTTGGAAAAGGCATACAAAGAACTGGAAAGCAAACTTGGAAAGAAAGAAGAAACAGGTACTGAGAACGACGGTGAAGACTCTGATACGTCAGATGAGCCCATCGCCCAAGAAGATAATGACATCTCAGAAACCGCTCAGTTTATCCAAGATGCTTCCTCAGAGTATTTCAGTAACAACAACCAACTAAAACCTGAGACAGTTCAAAAGCTCAAAGAGATGCCATCTGAGCAACTCATTGATGCTTATCTTGAACTTCAAAAGAACGCTTCTATCCAACCGCAACAGTTGTCTGATTCAGATGCTGATGCCATCTTGGCTTCGGTTGGTGGTGAAGATGTTTATAATGAAACCCTGTCTTGGGCAGCTGACAATCTAAAGCCTGATGAGGTTGCTGCTTTTGATAATGTTATCAACAGCGGTAACAAAGATGCTATCTTCTTTGCTGTTCAAGCATTGAACCAACGGTATCAAGACGCTGTTGGTTTTGAAGGTAAGCGTGTGTCTGGCAAGTCTGTCAAGAACACAAGTGTTAAAGGGTTCCGTAGTCAAGCCGAACTGGCTCGTGCTATTAGTGACCCTAGGTATCGGAATGATCCTGCGTATCGTTTGGACATCCAAGACCGACTGGCTGCAAGCGGCGATCTAATGTAATAGATCGTGGGGACTGCAATGTCCCCCATGCCTTTCGAGGGTGGGACAACCTCGTAAAAAACCCAGTCATGACTGGAGTATTGGCCCGCTGCGGTGGATACCCAATACAAAGGACAACCCCACAACTAAATAATTTTTCCCGGGACACTCTTTAATTTATAAACACTCAACACTTTTAGACAAGTGACTGCAACTGTAACTCAGCTCGGCGCCATTAACGGCGGTGCCGATACTCAGGCTCTGTACCTGAAACTATTCACCGGTGAGGTCTATGAGGCCTTCCGTAATGCTACGATTGCTAAGGGCCTGGTGATGAACCGGACCCTCAAGAACGGCAACGAGGCACAATTCATCCACACTGGACGTATCAACGCCGCGTATCATACGCCTGGCACCGCTATCCTCGGAAGCGGCGATCCTGATGTGGCAGAGACCACCATCTCGATGGACGACCTGCTGGTCGCTTCCGCCTTCGTTGATAACCTCGATGAGGTTCTTGCGCAATACGATATTCGCGGCCCGATCGCCCGTCAAATCGGCCAGAGTCTCGCAGAATTTTATGACCGCCGCATCTTCCGCGTGCTGGATCAAGCCTCTGGCGAAACTGCTGCCGTGACCGGCGAGCCTGGTGGCTTCCAGGTGAACCTGGGTGCTGGCAACGAGTATGACGCTCAGGCTCTGGTTGATGGCTTCTTTGAAGCTGCTGCCCGTCTGGACGAAGTGGCTGCCCCTCAGGACGGTCGCGTGGCTGTGCTGTCTCCTCGTCAGTACTACGCTCTGATCAGCCAGGTTGATACCAACATCCTCAACCGTGATCTGGGTGCTACCGGCGGTAGCCTGAACACCGGCGAAGGTCTCTATGAGATTGCTGGTATCAAGATCTACAAGTCCAACAACATTCCCTTCCTGGAGCGTTATGGCTCCGCCGCTGGTGAGCAGATCGACGCTGCTGCCCTGGGTGGTGAGAACAACGACTACGGTATCCGTACCGACTTCACCAACTCCTGCGGTCTGATCTTCCACCGTGACGCTGCTGGTGTCGTTGAGGCTATTGGCCCCAGCGTGCAAACCACCGGTGCCGACACCAAGGTGATCTACCAAGGTGACGTGATTGTGGGTCGCCTTGCCTACGGCTGTGGCTCTGTCCGCACTGCTGTGGCTGGCGCTTTCCGTAACGTCTGATCTTTTTTTCATACGTTCATATGGGGGTCCTTAGTGGCCCCCTTTTTCCTGCTCGATTATAATGACTACTCAATTAGAAGCAATTAACCAGATGCTTAGTGGCATCGGGCAGGCCCCGGTGGTGAGCCTTGATGTCGCTAACCCCGAAATCGCTATCGCTATTGATATTCTTGATCAAGTCGATAGAGAGGTTCAAGGTGAAGGTTGGCACTTTAACACAGAAGTAGCTTTTCCCTTTACTGTTAATGATGCTGGTCACATTTATGTACCCGCAGAAGCTCTTCAGGTTTCGGATAACAAGTTTGCTAACAATCAGAAATACCAGACCGTATTGCGTAGTGGCAAGCTTTACGACAAGGTAAACCACACTGATGTCTTTCCTGCTAACACCATTATCAAATGTGATGTTGTTTGGAAAGAAAACTTTGAAGATCTTCCTCAAGTCTTTCAAGATTACATCGTACAACGAGCCACTCGTGTCTTTGCTGGACGGACACTTGGTACGCAAGATATGGTTACCTTTAATGCCCAAGACGAGGCATTGCTAAGGGCTAACTGCATCGCTTATGATACCAGCAGTTCCGACGTAAACATCTTTGGTCAGGAAACTGGTCAAAACTTTTACCTCAGCTATACTCCATTTCGTACTATTGCTCGATAATTATGGCTGCTATCTCACAAAAATATCGAGGCTTGATTGGTGGGGTATCACAGCAGCCTGATTCTTTGAAGCTTGACGGGCAGCTTAGGGAATGCGATAATTTCTATCCAGACCCCACGTTCGGACTAATCAAACGTCCAGGAACTAAAGCCATTCGTCAACTAGACAATGCTGCTGGCGAGGGAAGCTTTTTCTTTATCTCAAAAGGAGATGATGATAAGCTTATTTTTAAAATCAACAGAGATGGCACAACTGCTCTGTGGGACGCTCAAAGCGGAGTTCAACAAACAATCAATGCTGTCGATGCTACCGCAGTTGCCTATGCCACTCACGTCAATCGTGATGACATAGAAGTCTTACAGATTAACGATTACGTCTTTGTTCTTAATCGTAGTGTCTTTACGGCAGACGGAGTTGATGTTTCTGCTGCTCAAACACCTTATGGTTATGTAACTCTTACCACAGTTGCATACGACACCAGCTATACGGTGACCATTGATGGCACTGCTTTTACTTATAGTACTCCTACTAGTTCTGGCGCTAGTCTCAACGCCAACACAATCATAACCAACCTCGTCAACGCCATTAATGCCAACGCTAACTTTACAGCTATTGGTGTTGCTAACTTTATCCATGTTAGCAGGGTTGACAATGCTGACTTTACGTTAGAAGCAAGTGGTAGTATTTCAGGCACTGGTCTTAAAGCTTACAAAAGCCCCATTGGTGATGTAGCTGATCTTCCTGATCAATTCCTCAATAATGAAACCATTGAGATTGGTGCTAGCGCAGAGGTTTCCGAAGACAACTATTACCTCACGTTTGAAACCAGCGACGGTTCTAATAGAGGTGCTGGTGTTTGGGTAGAAAGTGTTGGTCCTGAGGTTAACCTTGGAGTTGATCCAAATACAATGCCTCATGCTTTAATCAAAGAAGCAGATGGCACCTATTCATTCAGAGCGTTGTCTGCCGCAGCTGCTGCCTCCTTTGTGTCCAGCGGTACGGTCAATGGTGTCCCTACTGATGTTAGTGTTACTACCAATGGTAATGCTCGTTGGAGTGTTGGACAGAAGTTTGCAGCTTATGGTGGTACAGGTATTAACCTGCGCCTTGAGGTGACCGCAGTCAATGCTGACCGTCAAATCACAGACGTTGCAATTATCCGTGCTGGACAGGATTACACAGCAGCAGATGTTGTAGAAAATCTAGAAGGCGATACGTTTACCATTGATGCTGTTGGTAGTGCTACCATTAGCGGAAGCACTTGGGCAGATCAATCATGGGGACAACGTACCGTAGGTGATGCAGAATCTGCTCCAGACCCAAGCTTTATTGGAGAACGAATTACTGGACTTTCGTTCTTTAAGAACCGTCTGGTGTTGATGAGTCAAGAAAATGTTGTCTGTTCACAAGTAGGCAGCTTCTTGTCGTTTTATCCAGAAACAGTTATCACCATTATTGATAGTGATCCAATTGACCTATCTGCTGGTGCTTTGCGTCGAGTAGAATTTAGGTATGCTATTCAGCAGCCTAGTGGTCTTTTGGTATTTGCTGATAATGCTCAATACATTTTACAAACCAGAACCGAAGCATTCTCACCATCAACGGCTGAGCTAAACGGTTTGTCTACCTTTAGTCATAGTAGCAAAATTAAGCCACTAGATCTTGGTACTACGTTTGTTATCATTGAGCAGAACTCAAAGTCTATCTCAGCCAATGAACTGACCTTTAACTTTGAAGCGCCTCCATTTAGGCGTGATTTGACAAAGGTTATTCCTTCTTATATTCCTGCTAACATTACTCAAGTTACTAACACTGTTAGTGCTTCAATCTTTGGCTTAGTGTCTGGACAAGAACCAGATGCTATTTATTGTTTCCGTTATTACACTCAAGATCAAGACCGCCTTGTAGCGTCTTGGTTTAAATGGACATTCCCCGCTAACATCAGATTGGCTAAATTTGATGAAGAGCTTGGTTACTTTGTCCTTGAGACAGACGATGGATTCTTCCTTAGTCAGATGAATCTATTGACTGAAACGCCTGGTGGTGCTATTGCATTTGAAGGTGATTTCATTGACCTTCGCCTGGATTTCTTTGATTATAATCCAGAAGCATCTTATGTTGCTGCTGATGATGAGACAAGGGTCTTTTTCAAAGAAGGGGCAAACATTGCTGATGGTCAACCTTGCTTAGTTTTTATTAG